GATCGCCACCGCAGATGCTGCATGTATCTTTCCAAAGTTTCTATTAATGATTTCTAAGGAGCCTGTACCTTCGCACTTCAAGTTATTGATCTCTATACGACCAAGATCCCCGAACGATCCAATCTCCAAAATAACGGGGAACCTCAGTATGTCTGGGAGAGCGTTTAGTGCTCCACTAACCGTAGTGAACAAGTTGGGATTGCATTGCAGTGCCGAGGCTGTAGCGTCCCCAGAAACGGCTAGAATCATGCCAGGAACAGAGGAGGTTGGATACCCCGCTCTCTCCCACATATGGTAAGTCCGCTCTTCTAGGTCGTAGAGGGGGAGGTTATCCTGCTCCCAGTTATAGAAGGAGCTAGTATCAAACTTGGCAACTGTATCCGTCCAACTGTTAAGAAGCTTAACATTGGAACTGGCTGTATAATGATCTGTGGCAAGAAAAGGCATTTTAAAAATTAATTGTCCATCTGAATACTAACGAAAAATCATCCGTCTTTGTTATATCGCTAAAAGTTCTGTATGCAACCAAAAGAGAAGTATCAGTAGCAAGTCCCCTTGGGTTTCCCATAAATAAACCAATCTCATTTATAGGTTTTGATGAAAATTGACTTACTCCACCAATAGATTCAATATTTCCACTTATACAAGCTTGCTCATCCAAAACAATAGTCCAACGAACAGATCTGTCTCCTATTCTAGTTACATGACTAAAGGGAATATAAGCAAAAACTTTACCCGTCTGTATCGTTGCAGCAGGGGTTCCTGCAAATTTACTGTTGGTACTTAAGACCAGTTTTGACGCGGCTCCACCATAATCGGTGGTTCTTTCCAAGGGACCACTAAGCTGAAAAACAGCACTTAGTGGAATTCCCGCTTGCCCAGCATCCACTGCCGCTTGAACTATAGCCCCAGAGACCCCTACCTGAAACCTGTCAAAGTGGTAATCGGTAATCTTTCCAGAACCAGATCCAGTGAAAAAGTAGCTAAGACCTACACCCATACCTGATGTAATCACATTGTGATCATCAAAAACAATTTCTTCTGCACCATCTTTATGGTGTTTAGCTATCTGGAGATGTCCAGTTATTTCTCTATCTTCTGTAAAATTCATTTAAAACTTCAGTCTCCATATTATAGTTAGGTCTTTATAGTTCAAAGCTCCAGCTTTTCCTCCCAAACCTGTCCAGGGACTTGCCTCTAGATCGTCCTGAATATGAGCTAAATTCTTACTCAGTGTTTTTTTAGCAAATAGTTTATATTTCCTAGGATTATTTAGGGCATTAAATGAATAAGGCGGTGTATAACCTTCAGCAAGCGTAGCTTTATTATCTATACCCCAGAGTCCCATAGTATATATCCCTCCATACAAATTACTATATCCCAAATCTCCTGAACCTATTGTTACCATATAAGTTATCCCCGTACCTCCGTTAGCCACTGCTGTTCTAGTGTCATGAGCGTAGATAGTATCAGAAGAAACAACTAACCCTTTATAAGTATATTCGTGCCACGCTTGGCCTGTGCCTGGGGCTAAATGAGTATTACTCGTAGTTTTACCTCCTACAGCATATACCTGTCCAACAAAGCCACTTGTGTCCATAGAGCTAGCTGAATTGAATACACTTATATAATGACCACTTACAATTTGATTGGCCGAGACATTAGCTCCCTTGAGAACATCTGGATTCTCTGAAGTAGAACTAACAAAACTTGCATCAAAACTAGTAACAATACTCCACTTACTACCAGAAACAGTGTGCTCCATATTTGCTGTGCCTGATCCTGCTGGATAACACCCCATAAAATAGGCCAAAGAGGATACTGGGGTGCTCTCCCGTACAACTGATCCAGTAGATTTATTATAAGAACTAACTGATACATAATTTGATCTAATTAAGTCTCTCCAAGGAATCATATTTAGATTATGTCCTACAGCATGATACAACCCTGCCTCAATCTCCGCAGCAGTTCTAGTATCTTCTTCCAACATACGATCCTCAGGACTTGGGAAGGAGGGAAGAGATCCTGATGGGATATAGCTAGATAAGGCCAAACTTCCCTTAGCACGGATAATAGAATTAGAATCAGATAGACCACTAGCAGCAAGAATAGCGTTATTATTAGAATTATAGGATCTACCAGGGGTCCGTTGATAAGAGGTCATATGTACCCCATATTCCAATTGTGCTCCCCATAGGTACACTGAACCTATATTATTCAAATTAGGCTGCGAGTCAGTACCTACAAACCCAGCAGGGTAAATATTAACAGATACATTTCCTACCCCATCCATTGCTGGCCCAGGCCAAGTCTTTGTTACGCCAACTCTCCACCAACCATTTTTTAGGTCCTCTAAATGAACATTGTCCCCCTTTGTCGCTGTAGTAGCAGTGTAATTTGTTGGAACAGCAAATCCATTATTAGTCCACTTAAATTGGTGCGAAGTAGAACTATGATTACCTCCAGCAGTAGTTTTATACTTTAATGCTAGAATAAAAAATTGATCATCTAAAGTAAGGGGTCCGGCTTTTACATAAATAGAAGCAGTCAAGGGAGTACCTGAAGCAAGATAATTATTATTTGGAGATAGCTGTTGATGCAAAGTAGCATTTCCTAATTCAGAGGAATCAGGATCAGTATGCCAAGGACTTAAATCATAAGCAAGTTCTGTAACAGCTGATACCCCATCCAAAGGACCAGTAGTTTGATCTGTAAGAATCGCAAAAGCATCAGTGTTAGTGTGAGTCCAACCATAAGTCCCGCTATAATCAAACTGATCTGAATAGCTCAGTAGGTTTTTATCCCCAGATACAGCCCTACTATGTCCTAGAAAAGTATGTGCGTTACCTTGATATTCACCAGCACCCTTACCGAAAGAAATTGCATTCACAGTAAAGTTAGAGGTATCAAGCATTGCTGTGTAATCTACACCAGCAATTGTTCCCAACCCAGACAAACTAGGAGAGGTTGTAAGCATATCCACAATCAAACTTCCAGCACCATCAACAAGAAGGTTATGTTCTTTGTGAACTAACTTCTGTTGATCATTGCCAAAATCTGAATATATTTCTACTTCGCCTCTCATTAGTTTTCTACCTCGATTAGTGTATAGTTATTATACTTTGTATGCGTCATGCCGACACTTGAGGCTGTAATTCCTGATGCTCCCCAATTAGGATGTTCACGATAATTCAATCTAGTACCCCCACTAAGCTCATATATAGCAGAAGTAACTACAGCATTCCTGCTGGATTTTCCTTCCTGTAAACTATTAAAGTGTCTAAGCAAGTCCAATAGTTCTGGTTTCCAAAGTTTTGTTTGTACCTGATCACAATAATTATCTTCCATAGCATGTGAATTAAGAAGATCTAATGGAGTCCAAGGAGTATTATTTCTAACTGTGGCCCAATCATACAAAGTTAAGTCTTGAATGGATACAGTATCTATTACTGTAAATTGTCCTTTATTAAATGTTGGAAGTTGGAAAACTTCTATCACATACTTCTGATCTTTTCTATGTACCATTTGAGCATCCTGAGCAGGATACTCAGTTGGAAGAGAATCTATATCATTTATATCATGATGGACTGCGGGAAAGAATCCAGAACCCCTAGATCCATCGCCACTAGCATCAACCTTACCTACTTCAAGTTTTGGCCCCCAAGCTAATACCGAGCCTTTGTTATTATTTGTGTCTGGAGCTAAACTGTATGCTGGCCATAAATTCATACTAATCTTCGAACCACCGTGCTGATTTAACAACGATACGGCTACTCTGTACCACCCACTGACATCAGCTGTCCCCAAGGAACTATCTGTAGCAGGAGCGGCTACTTTTTCAAATTTGAAAAGGTGTTCCCCAGGACCCACATTTCCTGTTGTTGTGACCTGAGGAGTATTTACACCCCCCTCCCAATTTATAAGAGCGTTTGTAATATTATCTCCTATAGCCAACTGAAGTAGACTTAAGTGTGCTCCATCTGTCACAGCAGACACTTCCCCAGGACGAAGAAATATTGACCCTGTGTAGTACTCAGTATTTGTAGGAATGGGGATACCGTTACATCCAATATTAGCATTCTTAAGCAAAATAGCTTCATCCTGTACCTTGAAAACATCTCCCACCCCTGCACACCCACTAGTATCAGAAAAACGAGCATTGTTTGGACCTAATAACTGAGGAGGGTGTTCAGTACCAGATAATGTAACTGCTGCGCTAAGATCCCAAGATCTAAGATCTACAGCAGACGCTTCAGGAATAAAGGAATAATGTTTCTTACTTGAATAGTAAGAGTGAGGTACAGTTATTCTATTATTTCTAGTATTAAAAGGAACTTCTAATTCAAAGAAACTCTCTTCTGTAGTTTTATTAATTGAAGCAGCATTAAACTCTTTATCACCAGAGACATCAGTACTAAATTGATCTATACAAGTTATATCGCTGGGGCTATAGGTAGCTGTGCCTATATGAGAATACTTTTCAATAACATCATTCTTGGTTACCGCACTAGCATCGAGAAGGATCCATTCTCCAGACTCATTCCAATGTTTGCCTTGAGCCTCTCCTTCTGGCCTCCCAGGTTTGAAAATCCATAGTTTATTATCTTTACCTTCTGGAACGGTATGAATAAACATCCCTACTTTAGCCTCACCTTGCTTGTTTCCAGTCTCTTCTCCAGCAGCGAAGCGAACCTTAGCAACAAAATCATGTTCTGGAATTAACAGATTAGGCTTATCTATCTCGGAGAATTTCTTTAAGTTAAAAACTATTCTTGGGAATCCCTTACCTTGATGCGCCTTGCACTTGATAACCCTATTATGCAAGAATGTTTCATCTTTTACGCTTGATGAATTAACTGAAGAAATACCATAAACAGTGAAGCTATTTTGTACATCCCCAACATTAGGAGCAAGTCCAGAGGTCATTACCAGATCTACCCCACTCAAAATATGGGGGTTTCTAAATTCATAAGAACTTGCTCCACCAGCCCCAGCAGATAAAGTTAAATCACTAATTGAGTTTGTTACTCTTGATCCATAAACAGAAGCATCAAAAGTCCCTTCTGACCCTAGGTAAGCCAAAGGTTCACCACTAAATACATTTCTTAAAGTTAGGGTGCTGGTATCAGATGCGGCAAAGGAGGACGCAATAAGAGGAACTAATGGAACAAATGCTACAGCAGAACCGTCCTTATCAAAGGTAGCGTTATGCAATAGCGGACCATAGGTATGTGATATAATATGCCTACCGTCAGCGGTGACAGCACTTGGAGCTATACTATGTCGGTGCAAATCATTTGTATAAACCTTGTATAGTTTGTGAAGGCGTTTACCCCAAGTAAATCCTGTCCAAGATCTAGTTCTTAAATTGGATTCTAAGGTTGCTCCCATAACAAAATAAGGAGCAGAAGATTCTACATTTTTGAATACTGAATCCCACTTAGGATCTGAGTCAGCATAGACAGCATTTGTATGAAATCGCTTATCCCCATTGGTTAAATAGTTTGCCGTAGACTTAGCCGCATCCCACCAGTTTGCAGAAGTTATAAGGGCGTTATAATTTACACTACCAACAACTTTCAAAGAAGAAATATATGCTTCGGCTTCAGATAGTTTCATTCTCTCATTAATTCTATGCATTAAAGCTACAGAATCAGAAAGATCACTTCTATCAACATAAGAATTTGCAGCGCCACCAATCCTAGTAACTTGTCCTAGAGCGGAGAAAACTTCAGAAGCTGTAATACTACTCAACCCCCTACAGGGGAAAGTATTACTAACATCTACACCAGAAAAAGTGTTTTGAGAATCTAGAGTTTCACATGAACGATAAACAAGATTTAGATTGTCTATACACCTGTCATCATATACCGTCTCAAATTTTCCTGCGGAAGGAATATATCCTAAAGGAAGGAACCCTAATGAGTAGGGAGCTTTTGGACCTTCCGATTGTTGGCTAGATAAAGAATACTCAAGAGTTGAAGCCTCAAATCCAATAGGCATATTAAACCCAGTCCTGTCATAGTACCCGTTTGTTTCAAATAAGTTTCCTAAATCTCTCCTTCTCCAAGCACTCCTCCCAGGAGGAGAAGCAATATTTGATGACCAAGCCAGCTGATCGTTAGTGATGAGCGTATCTTGCAACCCTCCTCCGCTAGCAGACCTATTACAGAAGTTTGTGCCGTCAACCTCATCCCTCCTGAAGGTTCTATTTCCAGCAGACATATCAACGCCAGAAAAACTTGCTCTAGCTAACGCTCCACCAGAAGCATAAGAATCAGCAGATCCATCAAAGTAATCTGATTTCTTAAAGCCAATAATCATCTTACTGGCAGAGAGATCATGAGCGTAATGTCCTTCTTTATCCAAGAAGTATTCCGAATCAGATATCTCAAGTAATATATCCGCCAAGGTGTGTGCTGGGAGAAATTGTTCCGCTACACGAGCCACTTGATAAAGAACTTGTGGGCTATCAGGATCAAGGTTTACCTTATCCCAAGCAAAGCCCGTGGACTGAAAAGTAATTTTAATAGTAGAAGATTTTCCACTCCAAAGACTTATATACTTATCTCTTAATTCAAATTTCTTTGTATTAGCTTCATTACCTAGAATTTGTAGAATATCTTTTTCATTAGGTGGGTACTTAGCAGCGGTGGTTAACATAAACCACCCATTACCGATATTATTCAAAGTATCTGCTTTGGTTATTGTATTTTCTTTTATATAATTTGTAACTTGTGTAGAAAAAGTTTCACCAACCGCAAAGGAACATGTCAGTATATTATTAATTTCCTCCAACATGGGTTCACTAATTGAAGCGTGTTTATAATACAAATATTCTTCAAAAGGAGGAATAGGGTATAGTCTTTCCCTATAATTAAAAACTAATTCTTTTTCTTCAATAAACTCAGTTAAAGATTGTTTACCCAAAGGAAACTTATCTGGAAATTTTTCTACTAAGGTGAGAATGATGTAGTCTACAGCAAGTCGCAAGTTTCCCTCAATACTAGAGGAGTTATATCCTTGCACTCCAATGCTTTCAGCAATTGCTGGTGTCCAAGAATTAAGAGATTCAAATAAGGGACTTTCCGTAGCAAGTGCATACATCAAAAGATGAGGGACATAAGATTCCCACATCTCCGTAATATTGGAAGATATATCGTGAACTCCAGATGCAAAAGTAGAATCAACCGCTAACTGTATAGCTTGTTTTGTACCTGTTCTCTTATAGACATCAACTGCGTTAGTTAGCTGCAATCGTTGTCTAGAAGTATCATGACCAAAAAAGTTCCAACCGATGATATCTGCAATTGACTGGAGGTAATCTGCTGGACAATCATCAATATCGTATAGTAAGGATAACTTATCCGCTTCAGCAGCGAAATCTGCAAAAGAAAATCCCAAGGCTTTTAGTAAACTTCTAAATGGACCCGCCGACTCCTCAGTTGTTAATGTTGCGCTAGTTGAAACATAGGAATTAAATGCATCTTTAACAAGAGTATCTTGAAAACTAAATTCATCAGGAGCATAAAGTATATCAATTAATGTTTTCAGTTTTTCTAATTGTTGATGCCCACTTGTGTCAGTAGTAGAGCAATCTACAGAGGACACATATGCTGGGGGAAGAAGTCCTAAATCTGCGAAAGAGTTTCCAGCAAGTTCTCCTGCAAAGGAAGAGCTACTTGTCGTGTAGTTTCTCCATAGAAACTCGGTTAAGCCCTTCATAGCATCGTTTATATAAAGAGATTTTCCTCTGTATAACTTGTCTACAAAAGCACTGGTTACATAAGCTGATGGCTGGTAATCTGTTGTAGTTAGTGCACTAGTATTTAAGAAGTAAAACCAAGACAAGTGCTTTATAAGATGTTCATGCGCTCCGCTAGCAGGGTTACCGAGATCCAAGGCCGCTGGAATATTATTAATATTTCCACTTAGTTGAAGACCACTTTCGGCAGAAGTTGCTGGATAGTTTAGTACTGTTTTTGGTAGTAAAGTTCCAGAAACATAGTGTTGGAATTCCGCACTTGTTTCAAAGTCTGAAAACTTCTTTCCCATTTTTCTGAGGATATTTTGCTCAAAATCAAAAGGAGTAATTTCAGTAGCACGATTTGTTTTATCAAAATATCTTGCAATACCAGAAAAGCTTGAAAAATTAAGAGCAGAAAAGTAGGTTGACCCAGGTAGAGCTGATGGAGAGAACCCACTTAAAGCTCCACCAAATTCCTTTGCTATTGTTATATGTCTATTTGTAAGATCAGCAAATATATTTATTCTTGTACTACTTAGAGATAGATCTTCATCTAAATAAGTATTTGGAGTTATAAGCTCCAAAGCATCATCATAATTTCTACGATAATAATTTCGCGTTGTTGGCCCAAGAATGTTTGGATTAGTAGTATGCTTTTTGTCAGCCATTTTTAAACAAATTCAATATTTATAGCGAGGTTATTCAATTGAATAATTTCATTAAAATCAATACTCACATCCTTAGCTAAATTATCTATAGAAGAAAATCGAACTTCTTGAAGCTCAAAGATTGCCCTATTCAAATCAGCTAAAGATAAATCTTTACCAAAATTAAAATTATCTACATTAAAGAAATCAATAATCTTATCCCGAATTCTAAGTTTTATAACTTCTTCTCTTGCTTTATTATGCTTATCTAACTTTGCTGTTACAACCAAATCTAATGTCCTAATAAGACCATCTACAATAACAATTTCATCAGTCGCCATTTTCTTTACATCTATAGATTGTAATAAACTTTTCTTGAATGCACTAGTAGCTCTTTTTAGTTGGCTCTCAGAAGCTTTCTCTAAAACATAGATATCAATTACATTAGCAGAACTAAAAGCCTTACGAGTGACTGCTTTGGCTTTAGCAGCAGCACCCAAAGGACTTACATAAGTATTAGCAAAGGCGGTGTAGTCATATAGAGTAACCAACCGATCCTGGCTTCTAAAAGTGAGAGGGGCATACTTCTTAGCATGTTCTACACTTTCTGCTTCAGAACCTCCCGTAGCCAAAGTAGAGTTAGTAAGTGTCCCTGCTAAATCAGCACCATCTGTAGCAGTTATATCAGTACTAATAAAGTTTACAGGAATATTTCCCCGTCTGCCTCCCCCTGTTCTATAAGTTATAAAGTAGGTTGAGTTTAACGGGGGAGCCGCCCCAGCGATGCCATCACCAAACAAGATAGATGCATTAAAATCGTCATCATAAACTACCTGATAAATCTTATCAGTTTCTCCTGAAGCAAAAAAGATATTATCTACTTCAGTATAAACTCCTGAGGTAGTAGCGTCCACAGAAGAGACATACACCTGAGTACTTCTTTCTACGACTGGGCCTTCGGCTAAGGAAAGTCTCTGCGCCTGTTCTGTGTTGTTAAAATTACCCTCCATTGTTACCAAGCTTCCTTCAAGCATGGCTAAATTGGTATAAACAGAACTTGCAGTTGTGGCTACTGATGGATTATCTGCATCAGTAGATAATAAAGTAATATTCCCTGTATTGTTAGAATCCTCTAACGCTCCATTAACCACTTTATATAAAGTAAAGTTTAGTGGTCCTGAATCCTCAGGAGAGTTTACTGTAATAACTCTAGCTGATGGGGCTATTGTTACAGTTACATTGCCCCCAGCCCCAAAAGTTGGAGACCTCTTAAACTCTAAAGATGCATCGGCTACAGCAGATATTGGTCCTTTTATACGAACACCGACTAAGGCTAGTAATTTTCTGATATTATTTCTATTTCTAGCCGTCTGCAAATAGTTTTCGTGTGCCAAGTGATCTGCTTTATGAGAAAGAACCGCCCCCATATAAGAGACAAGTTCAATAAGCATCATACCCATATCCGATTCTGAAAAGTTGTGATAATCAAGAGGGTATACAGCTTTAGTATACTTTATAAGCGAGGTTCGTATATCTAGAAAATCTGTACCTGCAAAATCAATAAGAGAAGTTTTCTTATTATCTCCTATCTTTACTAACTTTTCAAAATCTGAACCTACTGTAGCTGAAAATACCATTACTTAACCTCTATTTGAGTATCGAAAATATTGTTCATATCTTCCTTTAATTGTAATACCAATTTTATATTAAACCCAGAACCCCCGTAGGCATTAACATTCTGATCTGAAAAAACAGAAAGCTTTAAGATTTTTACTTGAGGAACATACGCAGTTATAGCACTTATAATTTTTAGCTTTATATTTTCAAAAGTTTGTTCATCTAGTGGTTCAAAAAGAAAAAGACCTAAGTCTAATCCAAAATTTGGTAACATAATTCTCTCACCGGGTACAGTTGCAAATAATTGTTTTATATTATTTCTTATTAATTTTGTACCAGCCTCCCTCCTAAGCATAGACCCAGTGGCCTTAGTTCCAACAACCTCTCCTATAGGAAACCCAAATCCAAAGGATTTTTGTTCCTGAGTAATTGCGTTTTGTAACAGTTCTGGCGCTGGAGTAGTGCCGTATTTTGTTGTAGTAGCCATTATGTTGTAATATTCTTAAAGAATGCTTGTTGAGCGTTGTAGTTTTTTAACGCCTCACTATTATTTAGGGGTTTTTTATAAAACTTTATACTTCCTAAATAACCCTTCAAACCCGTTTGCTTTCCTCCATACTTATTTAGGAAGTTATTCCCAGTATAATCATAAGATCCATCTGTGTACCCTCCACCAACAAGCCACGGAGTGAACATGTAACCTGGACCTTCATTTAAGGTAGGTCCCTGTGCTAAAGCAGGAGCTTTAACTGCCCAATTCGTATCAGACTTTCCATAGAAAAAGCTATCTGTTCTAGCAAAAGTAGGTAACCTTATTGGTTGGCGGCTGTC